CATACCCATTTTTCTTTAATTTTTTTCAACACACCATACCCATTTTTCTTCAATTTTTCGCAATAATGCGTATTTTTCAGTATGTATATACGATTCTATCAAAAAGATTTTTTGTAAGAGCATTTTTGATAATGTTGTATATGGTATTCGTATAATAGGGCATCGTAATTGTCCTTTTTTTACAATAGCTACTACGTCTACATATTCTGTATTTTTTGGAGTACTATACAGAAAATCTATAGAATATATAGACAATGGGGGTGTATGATTTGTATATTTCATAGATTTCATATATTCTATTTGTTGTGTAGCATATTCTAACTTTTTTGAAAGAATTGTATTCTTGTTTTTTAACATAAGTATATGTTCTTCTAGTTCTTCTAAACGTGTAGCCATGTATTTTTTATCAAATCAAGTATACATGTATTTTTTATAAACTTTTTACAAATATATAGTATATATGCTTCAACAAGGAGGAATAGAACCACAAACGAAAAAAGCAATTTTTTCTAATAATAATGATTTAGTCTGGAACTTCATGAGAGGAAAAGAAAAAAAGAGAGCTGTATTCTCTAGATTGAATGGTAGTGAACCGGATTATGAACCTAGTAAGTGGAACAATTCACAAAAAATTAAAGAGACACATAATTGTTATGCATACGCGTTAGATATTATTCAATATCATTTTCGAAAAAAGCCACAACCTGGTTATTCTTCTGGATATTCGTATTTAACAGATAAAGATATACGTTCTTGTGATAGGATGTTTGAAAGAATTAAGGCTGATAATAATTCTGTAATACGAGTTTCTTATAGAGATAAATGTCCCAAAGGATATAAGAAAGCATATTTAGCAGTAGATGATGGAGATGATACAGATTACCATTTTTATAGAATGGATTCTTCTGGATTTTGGTCTCATAAACCTGGGGCAACAGAAGCACGTGAAAGGAATTCCGATGGTAAAAAAATAATACAACCTCATAATGCAAAACGTGTAAGTTCCGCGCATAATTATAAAAAATCTTGTGGATATTTTTGTTATGACCCGAAAAAAACCAAAATAAGTAATAAGCCAAAATAAAGTACTAAGTCAAAAATAAAAAATAATATAAAAAACAGAAATAAGCAAAAATAAGAATTTTTTATACTTTTATATTATATATTGTATATAACATATAAAGATGGCAAACTTTAGTTTAAAAAATAGTTCTGGTAAAATAAAGACATCTAATCTTTTATTGGGACTTATAGCATTTATCATGTTTTCTATGATTATGTATTTTATTGTGACTACGGTTGTAAAAGGATATACTACTACAAATGATGGAGAACCTATTCTGGTAGAATATACAAAAGATGCGTCAGACCCTGTTGTAAAACCATCAAAAATGATTATGCCGTCTATAGATGGTCAATATGGTATTGAATATACCTATTCCGGATGGTTGTATGTAGATTATACAGAATCCAAGTCTCGGTATAAATTATACCCTGATGAAAATAGTATATGTATTGATGGTGTTAATGATAAACCTTGTACTGATGAGTATAAAAGAGATTGTAAGCATATTTTCCACAAAGGAGATATGAATGCTTTACCAAATCAATGTCCTGGATTATGGTTAGAAGAATATGATAATCAATTACATCTTGTTGTACGAATAAATACATTTAAAGAACATGATGATTCTTGTACAGGAGAAGAATGTTATTTGGAAAAATATGATATTAATAATATTCCTTACAAAAAATGGTTTCATTTTACATTAGTTGTAATTAATAATAAATTAGACTTGTATATTAATGGTTTTCTTAAAAATAGATTTGTATTAAAAGGGTTGCCAAGACAAAATGTTGGTGATTTATATATTAATCAATTTGGTGGGTTTAAAGGGTTTGTATCAAGATTACGATATTTCAATTATTCATTACCTATTTGGAAGATAGAACAGCTTGTAAAACGAGGACCTAGTAAAAACTTTGGACCTCGTATTGAAAAAGCTATTCCTCCATATCTATCATTTAATTGGTGGACACGGAAATTTGGATTACCAACAACAAATATATAGGGTTATATTATACATGAACCAGAATATATGGGGAAAATGCGCATGGGTATTTATACATAGTATTGCTATAAATTACCCAAAAGATCCAACACCAACAGAAAAAGAAAATACAATTGCCTTTTTTCATTCACTAGGAGACATACTTCCCTGTAGGCATTGTAGAAAACATTATAAAGATAATCTTAAAAAAGTTCCAATACAAGCAGGAAGTAAAATGGAATTGTTATATTGGACGATTGATATACACAATGAAGTAAATAAAAAAACAAGAAAACCTGTTTTATCAAGAGAGGAAGCTTTACAAAGAATTTTATCTATGTATAAAAAATATCCTAATAATCCAGAGGGATATCAATTATTATATATCGGAATATTGTGTATTCTTGCATATGTTGTATATAAGTATATTAGATTTCACAAAATACAATTATATGCATAATATAGAATTTGTATTCGTTGTATATTTTTTTTTTCAAGTTTTTGTATAGACTCATCAAAAGAACACCATTGAATATTTCCAATTTCTTCTTTCTGAAAAAGGTATAATGGTTTATATGTTTTATCAAGGGATGCTATATAATAAATATGTTTATAACAAACTCCATTAGAAGAAGTAAATGTTTCTTCTAATGGTTTATAATGTAATATAGAAACTTTTGTATTTTCTATACATGTCTCTTCAGAGAATTCTCGTATAGCACATTGTTTATCAGATTCATACTCCAATTTTCTTCCTTTTGGAAATCCCCATTCAGGAGTTTGTCTATATTTCTTACAATCTTTAATAACATCATGTATTGTAAAATTGTTTCTATTTTTATCATTAACACCGATCCATAATTTTTGTAATATTTTTCTTTTCTTATAACTGCTATACTTTTTGTATTTCTTTCCCCATATTTTTTTATACATATCAGATATATCTTTTATATTTTGTAAAAAAAGTTGTTCTTCTCTTGTCATATTCTCTATCATATATAGAATATACTCTCGGTCATGAATATTGTATCGAACCTTGGAGAATTCGCAAAAAGAATAACTGTCTTTTCTTTGGACTAATAAAAAATACGGTGAAGACATAATTTTTCTATAACATATTATACCATAGCTTGTTACGGGTTTATTACACTGCTTATAGATATGGCCATAAATACCACAATTACTACATTGTTTTACTTGTTTATTATATTTCATACACTTTATAGTAAAAAAATAATAATTTCTTTATATATCATTTGTAAATATCATTTGTAAATATCATTTGTAAATATCATTTGTAAATATCATTTGTAAATATCATTTGTAAATATCATTTGTAAATATCATTTGTAAATATATGTAGGAAAAAAATGATATAGTATATAGAACACAATATATAGTTCGAATTATGGTTGAATCCTATATACCCTATCCAGAACTCAGTGATAAGAATTTTTATAAAAAAATTTATTCCAAAAAAGAATTTTTTGAAACAAAACCCCCTCCTTTACCAGACCCCGACGACCAATCGTATAAAACTATGAAAAAAATGTTTCCAACCTCTGGTAATTTTGTATTGAACTCTCAACAAATCTTTCTAAAAAATTATATATCCGGAACTACTCCATACAAAGGAATTCTTGTATTTCATGGAACAGGTACAGGAAAAACATGTGCTTCTATTTCTATAGCAGAAAGGTTTCGTGAATTAGTTCAAAAAAAAGGGCAAAAAATATTAATTATAGCTTCTAATATTATTCAAAATGAATTCCGTAGAACTATTTTTGATAAAGATAAAGAGATGAAAGCAATTTCTAAACAAGTTGTTCAATGTACGGGTAAAACATATTCTTTACAATCATCCAAATTATCTTATGAGAAACAAGAAAAACAAATTCAACAAATGATACATGATATATATGAATTTTATGGAAGAGTTAAGTTAGTTAATAAACTGTCAAATGAAATACATTGGGATGGTAAAAAAGAACTCACAGATATACAACGTAATGAAATTAAGAAAATATATTCCAATAAAGTTATTATTATTGATGAAGTTCATAGAGCATTAAATGAAAAAGAAGGCTCTTTTCGTGAGGCGATACAAATTATAATAGGAAATGCTGAAAATGTTAGACTTGTTCTAATGAGCGCTACTCCTATGATAAATAGACCAGAAGATATACTTTTCTCTATTAATTTATTGCGATTAAATGATAGAAGACCTATTATTACATTTAAAAACATATTCACATCTGATGAAAGTTCAAATAGTATCTTTGTAAAAAATGGAGAAAAACTTTTTAGAGAATCTATAAAAGGATATATTTCATACGTTCGCGGTGGAGAAACACCAAGATTCCCTTATAAAATGATTCCTAAAGAAGCATCTATTCCTACAAGTAAATATATATTTAATGGTTCGGAAATCAACGAAAAAAATAGAATTCAATATACAAAACTTATAGTATGTCCTATGGATATGTTTCAATATAAAATATATAAGTCTATTATTCAAAAATTAATTAAAAATTCGGAAAGTATATCTGCAACAGGTGCACCCGCACCAATTCAAGCAGGTAATATTGTTTTTCCTTTACAAAATAAAAATGAGGGTACTTATGGAATAAGTGGATATAGTAAAATACCAAATGAATCAACTTTTGTAACAAAAAAAAACTCATCTGGTAATGAGATATATAGCTATTCTTCTTTTTGTAAAGGATTCTTACTTCAAAAAAATATAGGAAAATATTCATCAAAAATGAAAAAAATTATTGATTCTATACTTATGTCTAAAGGAATATCCTTTGTATATTCTAAATATATTCCTGCTTCGTTACGAGTAATGGCATTTATTCTAGAAGAAAATGGGTTTACACCTGCAAATATAACAGGGGGAGAATATTCTTTATTTTATTCGGATACAAAGAAAAAACCAATATGTTATAAATGTTTTAAAGAGAAACATGATTCTAGAGATCATGAATGGTCTCCGGCAAAATATATGCTTTTAACAGGAAGTCAAGAGTTCACATCTTCCGATGTAGCAAAAATTACAGGTCATGTAAATAGAGAAGATAATAAGTATGGAAAACTTGTAAAAGTATTACTTGGTTCCGAAGTTTCAGCGGAAGGTGTAGATTTTAAGAGAATTCGTCAAGTCCATATTATGGATGGGTGGTATAATAAAGCAAAGAACGACCAAATTGAAGGGAGAGCTGTTCGTAACGGATCTCATAAAGATTTATTACCAAGTGAAAGAAATGTAGATATATATACATATTGTATAACAAATCCTATATCTCTAAAAGGAAAAGATAGATACATAGAAACATATGACGAGTACCTTTACAGATTATCAGAGAATAAAGATAAGAAAATAAAAAAAATAGAATATGTATTAAAAGAATCTGCTGTGGATTGTTTATTTCAAAAATATAACAATATACGAAATGTTCGAAGAAATATAGAACAAGAAAATTCTATTGGGAAAAAAATACTTTTTACAACAGGAGATACACCATTTAGCAGAGAATGTGGTTATATGAAATCGTGTTCTTATAAATGTGCATGGGAACCTACAGGTGATGTAAAAATAAATAAAAGTACATATACAGAAGATTTTGTAAATATAGATATATTAAAAGTCCAAAACATATTAAAGAAATTATTTCATAAAAATCCTGTATATCATATTAGTGAGATATTTTCTATTATACAAGAGAAACATAAAGACATGGAACCTATATACATTTATCTTGGACTTGAAAGTGTTATGAACAAGGACTCTGAATATAGTATTCAGGACCAATATAAAAGAGAAGGGTACATTATAGAAAAAGATCAGTTATATATATTTCAACCAAATGAACTGTTTGATGAAAAGTCTCCTTTATTATATAAAAAAATACCAATATCCTCAAAACCAAAAGAAGTTCCTTTTATTTTTGAAAAAGTTCTAGAAATAGAGAAAGAAGAAAATAAAAAAAACAAGAAAAATATATATGAAATTGTACATAACAGGTATAATAGTATAAAACAATATATAGAAACATATACAAATCATACAGGTTACAGGAATCAACTTTTAGAAACTGTGTTTTCTATATTATCGGAAAAAGAGACTATTTCATTTTGTAAAAAAATATTGTATAGTAGCAAAGAATTGGATAAAGAATTTGTAGATTTTTTTACAAAAAAAGGAAATATCTATAATAATACAACCTTAATTACTACAAATTTATGTTTCCAAGCAGATAAGAGGAAAGGAACTATAAAATGGAAATCTTGTAATCCGAATGATGAAACTATTTCTAGAAATATGTTAAAATCTATACAATATACAAAATTATGGAAAAAAATACCATCACAAAAAGTATTTTCATCCTCTGAAAATATTACACGAAGAGAGTATATTAATTTACTTAGAGAACAGTCTTTATCTCCCTTATATATAGGACATTTGGATACAAAAGATAAAAATAAGCAAAAGTATCTTAAAATATTTGACTTTACAACTATAAAAAACAAAAATACTTCCTCTAAACGTAATGAGTTGCGTGGTAAAGTATGTTCAAGTTTTGGTTCCATAAAAATACTTATAGATATTAAAAAGTACCTTGAAAATGAAATTCACAAACTTTCTATACCCAATTTTAAAATAGAAGAAAATACAAAAAGTTCAAAAAGATCTATATGCATACAAATAGAATTTCTACTTAGAATACTTGATACATATAGCAAAAAAATATGGATAATAGATTACTCTTTTGGGGATACGGTATAGAAAAATTGATTTTATATATAAAGATATAGTAAAATCATATATAATACATATATACTGTCTGTATAATATATACAGTAAAAATGGATTCTTTTAAAAATATAGAAAGTCCGATACATATAGAGAAAGAAATACACATTCCAGCTTCATTCTTGCATAAAAACTATACAGAAAATGTTTCAAAATATATTGTAGATACGTTTGAGGGAAAATACAACAAAGAAGGGTTTATAAAAAAAGACTCTATTTCCAATGTTTCAATTGGAAATATTTACACAAGTGTCAATAATACAACTGGTAATGTAAGAACAAATGTTTTTTTTGATGCGACAATTATTCACCCTACAATAAAAGGATTAATGAATTGTAAAATTACAAGTATAAACAACTTTGGTGTCCGATCAATTTCTGGACCCTTTGATATACTTGTTCCTTATGATGAAAATAAACCTATATATAAAATAGGAGATGTTATTGATGTAATAAATATAAATATACAGTATAAACTAGGTAGTCCTGTAATACAAATTATTGCTAAAATTGCGTCTGAAAAAGAAAAGAAAATGATACTTGAAAATATAAAAAAAAATCAAAGTAATGGTGAAAAAATTAATATAGGTGATATGAAGAGAAATACAACCGATAACGACTCTGAAGATATTAGTAGTGACAGTTCTGGTTCTGAATCTGGTTCTGAATCCGGTTCTGAATCTGGTTCTGAATCTGGTGCTGAATCTGGTGCTGAATCTGGTGCTGAATCTGGTGCTGAATCCGGTGCTGAATCTGGTGCTGAATCTGGTGCTGAATCTGGTGCTGAATCCGATGCTGAATCTGGTGCTGTATCCGATGCTGAATCCGGTGCTGAATCCGATATAAATTCTGTAAAAGAGTAGATATACTTAAAGAAAAAAATAGTGTTTTATTAAAATTATGAATATAAGTGATACAAAATATACAAATGAATATAAGAAAAAATTTGTAAAAAAAATAGAAAATATGTCAAAGGAGTTTCAATTAGAATTATATTATTATCTTTATAACACAGTCGATTCGAGTAAGTATACACATAATAGTAATGGTATATTTATAAATATCAATACTCTTGATACAAGTATATTGGATGAAATTCAGAATAGGATAGATTTCTATATAGATAACGAAAAGAAGCTTATTAATAATAATTATTAGTTTTCACAATTTTTACTTAAAAGATACTACGTTATAAGGTATAGAAAAAAAATTTATTGATACTATGTTTCCTGTTATAAGCTCCTTAAAATATTCTCGTTTGTCTTCTTATGGAAAAAACTTATTACATTCACCATGTAGAATTATTTCACCCTATTCCAATACAATTATTGAGGATAACTGTATAGATCATAGTATATCCTATACTCAACCAAATGGAAATTGTAGTAATATAATTTGTAAAACAAGTATATTAGTTCCAGAACCATATTGTTATTTACAAGGAAATAACACTTTTTTACAATCTTTCTTGTGTCTTGTTCATAAAACATATATAGACAGTATTCATTTACCTAAAAAAGCATCTTATATGATGAAAGAATACTGTAAAACAATGTGTTCTTCTTTTACAACAAATAAAAAATACCAAAAATGTATACAAAAAATTATGTACGATAAGGAACTTATAACAGACCCTTATAATAATATATACTTTTCCCAATTATGTAAAATGTTATTCTCGTATAACAATTGTGAGTGTATTATTGTTCGTTCTGACGAAGATGGGAACTTTTTATACACTATTCCTGCACGTATCCCAAGAAATAATACACTTTGTATAATATTACATCAAAACTATACAGGTAAATTTTCTCCATATGGTATATTAAAAAATGATTAATACTTAAAGTATTTTGTATATTATATATAATACAAAAATACTTACAATGTTTGATATTCTTGATGCTGAAAAAAAACGAATTACATCTTTTTTAGTCAAAGGAATGAGTAAAAAAGAATATGAAGTAGAAGCAAGGTTATTTCCTTCTATATCAGATCAATATGAGTATATTAGTTCCAGTATTTTTTTTGATATTATAAAAAGACTACAATTTTCTATAGAAAATGGTGGTCTAGGGTTACGAAACGAAACTAGCACACAATTACATACAACAAGTGAAAAGAATAAGAATATTCGTGAAACAATTGTTGGAATAGATGCTATAAAAACATACTTGTTGTATAATGATATTCAAAAAACACAAAAAAGCTTTCCTGATAAAGTATATAGGATTGAGAAGAAAAGAGAGGATTACTTAAACTTGTCTAATTACCCGATTCGTGTATGTATTAGCAAGGAGACAGAAATGGATAATAAGAAATTCGCACTCCTGGATGATTCCTCTTTTTCAAAAGATTTTAGGTTCCAAAATAGAACTTCTTTTTTTACAGATGATAACTTGTTTCGTATCGATATGACAGCTGTAAAATATGGTAAAGGTAATACATTAGCTTCATCTAATACTATAAAAAATACACCCTGTTATGAAATTGAAGTAGAATATATTGGTGAAAATACAGATATTGATGTATTTACTCCTTTTATACAATATATATCACAATTAATGTGTTTTTATTATAAGACACCGTATCTTCTTCCTGTTTCTATAAAAAAAAAGATTACTTACACATACAAGTCATTTATCCAAACAAAAAAAAATACAAAGAATACAAAGAACCATTTTACACACTACGACTTTATCACAGCAAAACCTGTAACTCTTCATATTGAAAATATCAATAAGAAGGCTGGTACAATAAATATATTACAGAACTACGGTGTTACTGTGAAGGCGGATGGTGTAAATATGCTTTTATATATATTACCAAAGGGAACAATTGATAAAAAATATGGAAATATGTTTCTTATTGATTCAAATGGTACTATACAATCTATGAATATTTATATGGAGGAATGGGATAATTCATTACTAGAAGGAGAATATATCGAGCATAAAAATATGTTTTGCGTATATGATATTCTATATGCAAAAAATCTTGATATTAGAAACAAACCATTTGAAAGTTTTTCAAAAACAACCTCAAGATTATCTTATATAAAAGAGTTTATAGATGACGTTTCTACAAAAGAATTCACTATTTCAATTTATGAAAAACCATATTTATTTGGAAATCAACAAGAAATATTTGAAAAATCTAAAATGTTATGGGACAAAAGAAACTTGTTACCATATCATGTAGATGGTCTAATTTTTATACCTGCTGTAGACCCCTATCCAACAAGACCTGGGTCATGGAAACATTTATTTAAATGGAAACCACCTTCCCTAAATTCTATTGATTTTCTAGTAGAATTTGGAAAAAATGAAAATAACCAGTATATATTATTACCCTATACAGACGAATCTGGTGTTGTTAAACAATATACATATATAACAATATATACAACAAGTTCGAACGACTCTTATAATAAACGTACAGGAAAAGTATCCAATAAAACAATTAAAAAGATTTTTAAAAAGATAGAAGTTCCTGTAAATGATAATGAAGATATATTTACAAATGACCCTTTAAGTAAAAAGGTAGAAAAAATAGAAGATAATACTATTGTTGAATTTTCTTACAAAGAAGGTGAGCGTTTTCCTTGGGTTCCTATTCGAAATAGACCAGAAAAAACAGAAAGATACAAGAAACATAATGATTATTTTGGAAACTACGAAAAAGTTGCTGAAAATATTTGGAAAAGTATTACACAACCAATCACAGAAGAAATGATTACATCTGGTATTATTCCAATAATACAAAAAAAATCAGTTCCTTTACAAACTTCCTTACAAACTTCTGTGTCAGATAATACTACATATACTACTTCACAAAATACAAAAAAGAATCGTTTAGGATATCAAAATTTCCATACAGCATATGTTAAAAAAACGTTATTGCAAAAAGTTCAATTAGATCCAGAGGATTCGGAAAGAGGAAAAGGACATATTCTAGATTTTGGTTCTTGTAGAGGTGGTGATATTAATCGATGGAAAGAAATTGGATTTACAAAAATGGTTGGAGTTGATTTGGACCCATTATGTGTTCAAGAAGCAGGTAAAAGAGCAAAGAATATTGATCCGAGTATTGTATTCTTATGTGGTGATTTATCGAAACCAATATTTCCAAATCAAGATTCAGCATGTGAAACAGAAGAGAAAAAAGACAATATAGATTGGAAAGAAAAAATGAAAACTACATTAGTAGAAAAATACCAATTTGATATTGTAAGTTCTCAATTTGTGATTCATTACTTTTTTAAAGATGAACTATCTCTTAGAACATATTTACAAAATGTTTCTGATAATTTACGTATCGGAGGAAAGTTTGTATGTTCTACATTTGATGGAATGAAAATATATGATTCGTTAAAACGAAAAAAGATGATTGAAGGAAAACAAAATAAAGAAACTATTTGGAAAATAACAAAAATGTATGATAGACGTAAGTTTATGAATGGAAAACCAAATTGGAGTATGACTATTGATGTATTTGTAAAATCTATTGGATTATCTCATAAAGAATATCTTGTAAGTTATACATATCTTGAAAAAATAGCACTTGAATATGGATTAGAGTTAGAAGAAACTATTCCATTTTCAGACTTATGGGATAAAGTTGTTCAAGAAAAGAATATAAATACAAGATTACTGGACGATATAGAAGGTATGAGTAAAGATGAAAAGACATTTAGTTTCTTTTCTAGTGGTCTTATTTTCAAAAAAACAAAACATCCAACGGATGCTGTATACAAAAAAATGTTAAAATTACAAAAAAAAGCAAATAAATAAATATAAATTGTATTTTTATTATTATTCTTAATATATTATAGTTTTAGTATTATCCGGGCATTCGGACCAATTATTCCAATTTTTATAAGAACATTCATTTTCTTGATAACCGTTAATTTTACAAGATATTTCTATACAACCTTGTGGTGCACAGTCTATATAACTTTCTTCACTATTTTGCACATATTGTTCTGGAGAGGCAAAATCTAGTTCATTATCTTCTGTAATTCCATTATATCTATATACATAAATATCTCTACCTCTTTTAAGTGTTTTTTCTCCATATAACATTTCTGAAATACGTTCCAAGCTATCATTTTCACTAACTACTAAAATAGATCCTGTACTATTTTTAATTGAATTTTTTATATCTTTATAAGAATTGTCATCTTTTATAAAACTAGTAATTTCAATATTACTATCATTATCTACTAATTTTTGTAATAAAGGATATGCTACCAAATAAGAATTAGCATTATCTGTTGGGTTAAATATATATACTTTTTTTATTTTCGCAAGATTATTGTCTTCTATTATCTTTGGTATATTGTTAGAATATGCTATTCCTTGTGAATATCCTGTTAAAGATATATTTGCATAATATATCTTTTTTTCATTTACAAACTCAGATTCACTTGTAAATTTTATTTCACCTAAATATTTATTTGCGTCACTATAATATGTATTATTTTTTAAATAATCTAAATTATTTGTTGTGGCTAACTCAGAACATATATCTCCATATATATAATCCTTATCGGTTCCTTTTTGCCCGTGACGAAACATAATAATTGCTTTTTGTTTTTCTGTATTTGTAGATGTAAGTGGAGGTGTAGGTGTAGTTGTAAGTGGAGGTGTGGGTGTAGGTGTGGGTGTGGGTGTGGGTGTAGGTGTAGGTGTGGGTGTAGTTGTAAGTGTAGGTGTAGGTATAAGTGTAGGTGTAGTTGTAAGTGTAGGTGTAGATGTAAGTGGAGGTGTAGGTGGAGGTGGAGATGTAGATGTAAGTGGAGATGTAGATGTAAGTGGAGATGTAAGTGGAGGTATACGTGTACTTATACCTCCTACTTTTTGAAAACCATCTATATAATCACTTACAGTTGATTGAGAAGGGTCGCTGGGTACACAAATATATTTACCATCTATTTTTTTTTCTTCGAAATTATCACAACATTTTAGTTTATTTGGTAATTTTAGTCCTTTTTTATTTTCATTATATCTATAATAATACATATCTTCATTTTTGTTAGTGCAAGCATCTACACATTTATAACTATATTTTCCTGTATTATCCCAATTATATAATATTTTTTCACCATGAAGACAATCACCGACTTTTGCTTCTTTTCCATTTTTTAATTTTATAGAAGAATTACTAGTCTTATCTACTATATATGTTTCGCCTTCAAATTCTATTGTATTATAATTTTCATAATATTGTTTATTATACGGGTCATATTTTGAAAGTTCGGTTATATTTATATTATCTGAAGACTCTTTATTAATATCTACAAATGGTATATCATTATAATGTATATTACCATCACTTATATCTTCCATATTTTCGATAACAGGATTAGTAATATATAATACTACAATACATAGAATACAAACTATAAGAATACATACAATATTTTTCATACCTTTTGTATATATTCTTATATAAGAAAAATATAATAATACATACTATTAATGGGAAAATGTCTTCAAAAATTACTAAGGATTTACCAAGATTAATTCAAGAATTACCAGAGTGTATTGGGATAATACCATTAACTTTACATATTATACCATTAGATAAGGTTTCATATGAGTTCCCTTTAATGAATAAAAAAATGTGTTCTCTAAAATCAGAAATAGACAAAAAAGAATACCAAAAATATTGGGATAAAGCAAAACGAACTACAAATCCATATGAACTTGTTCCCTTATATGGGACAAACTCATTACACGGTGAAAATATGTCTAAAAACATTTCACCTCTAAGTAGAGCATTTTTCAAGTGTACAGAAATATATACATCTATAGATGTTATTCCAGAAAAATACAAAAAAAATTCAGGAAATGTAGCGAATATTGCTGAAGGACCTGGTGGATTTATAGAAGCTTTGTATAAACAACGAACATTTGAAAATATATATGACCAATTTTATGGTTTAACATTATATTCTAAAAATAAAAATATTCCTGGGTGGAATCAGATATTTAGAAGAAAAAGTCATTTTTTATACAAAAATCCTTTTGTTTCGCTAAAAACTGGAAACTTATACAATATTTCACATATTAAAGAATATGCATCATTATGTAAAAAATGTTGGTTGGTTACAGCAGATGGTGGATTTGATTACAGTTGCGATTTTAATAATCAAGAAATAAGCTCTCGTAAAATTATATTTGCAGAAATTACTACAGCATTTCTTATTCAAGAAAAGGGGGGAAGCTTTATTTGTAAAATGTTTGATTTGCATACAACTTTTTCTATCCAACTTTTATACATACTTCGTTTGGTATATGATCATGTGTATATTACTAAACCACTAACAAGTAGGCCAGCTAACTCTGAAAAATATATTGTTGCAACAGGATACAAAGGAATACCTACATCTTTACAAGATTCTATGTTACAAATATTACATAATTGGGACGAATTGACAATGTACTATAAAGATATAATAATACAGCATAGCAATGTACCTAATACTTTTCTCCAATCTATAAAGAGAAGTAATTTTATATATACCTATATCCAAAAAACATTTATTTGTAGAACATTATCATATATTCGTTATAAGAAAAATAAATATTCCTATGAAGAAGAACAAGAGGAATACGCAAAAAAATGGTTCATTAATCATAATATTCAAAAATATAATAGATATAATGGATATAATAGACATGATTCACATAATGGGTATGATAGATATGGTACACATAATAGATATAGTAGATACTTAAAGAAGTAAATGTTTTTTTACATAAAAGAAATGTCTTGTTTGTCTTATGTAAAAGAACCAAAAAGTGAATTATCAAAGAAATGTAAAACATTTACAGATTTACAGACACGTGATCATGTATTAATGAATAAGATAATACAATATTATGAAAAAGATAAAAACTTACAAACTTTACAATCTGTTATACAGGGAAAATCTACATTATCTTTACGGATTATAGACTATTTTGTAACAAATTACGCAAAAGAAAATGAAGTTATTTATGATATTGGTAATGAAAAATTTATGGTATACCATAGTTACAAGTCGCAATTAAAAGCATATTCCAAAAAACAATTTGACCCATTTTGTAGAAGAGATAGAATTTTATTGTATATAGACAAAGATAATTTTATACGAACTACTGTAGGACAACTTAACTTTTTTCGTTGGGCAATTACAAGTAATATTTTAACTTATATTGAATCGTATTACAAAGAAATAGAATACGAAATGAACTTTTTTTCAAAAAAGAATACGAAAAAATCTTCAAAAAAGAATACGAAAGAATATTCAAAAAAGAATACGAAAAAATCTTCAAAAAAGAATACGAAAGAATATTCAAAAAAGAATACGAAAAAATCTTCAAAAAAAATAGTAGAAGACACTAAGGAAAAGATTGTTAAAAACAAGGTAGAAAGTATTATTATTCCTGATAATCATTTAGAAATTACTGCAACAAAGAAAATAAATCGTCATAATGTAACTATTACAGTAAAATTTAATTAAATTTTATATATATACTATATAATACTTTTATCCTATGCCTTCAAATTATAATTGTAGAAAAATGTATAAGAAAGGAGGAGGTCTTGGGCTTTCTTCTTTACTTATGCCTTCAGGACTAAATCCTACTCTTGCTACTGCAAGTTTAGCAGGATTGTCTAGTGTTGTTCGTAGAAAACCCTCTACCAAAAAGAAATCTGTTAAAAAGAAGGTAGTCAAGAAGAAATCTGTAAAAAAGGTTGTTCGTAGAAAACCCTCTACCAAAAAGAAATCTGTCAAAAAGAAATCTGTCAAAAAGGTTGTTCGTAGAAAACCCTCTACCAAAAAGAAATCTGTCAAAAAGAAATCTGTCAAAAAGGTTGTTCGTAGAAAAAATAGTAGGAAAGGAAAATCGATTGTTATTGATTATAAGACTGGTAAAATTATCAAAAATCCTAAAAAGAAATCTGTCAAAAAGGTTGTTCGTAGAAAACCCTCAACCAAAAAGAAATCTGTAAAAAAGAAATCTGTAAAAAAGAAATCTGTCAAAAAGGTTGTTCGTAGAAATCCCTCTACCAAAAAGAAATCTGTAAAAAAAGTTGTAAAAAGAGTGAAAAGAGGTAAAAAGGTAAGAGGTGGTTCGAATAAAGATACTAGTTCTATGAATCAGACTTTAAATGATGCACAATTAAATGCCCTTAGTGCACAATTAAATGCCCAAGTATTGGACTCTAATAATGGGGACCTCCCTAATGGACAACCTACACTATTCAGACAACGTGGTTATAGAATACCACAAGAACAACAAGGACAACAACAACAAGAACAACAAGGACAACAACAACAAGAACAACAAGAGCAACAACAAAAAGGAGGAGATGTATTAAGCTTACTTGCTCCAGAAGGTATTAATGCTGCTATTTCTGCTTTAGGTTTATCCGGGCTTGCTGGTTTAAGCAAAATGCCTTTTTCAAAGAATAAAAAAAAATATTCTACCAAAAAGAAATCTGTGAAAAAAGTTGTAAAAAGAGTGAAAAGAGGTAAAAAGGTAAGAGGTGGTGGAAATGGTGAAAGTGATAATGAATATTTATCAAACTTCAATACTCCTTTCAGTTCTGATAATTTCTCATCAAATGAAGAAAATAATTGGATACCGGATGGAGATAATGAAGAGACTCCTACTGATTCGGAATTAAAGATGTTTGTAATTAAAAAGATAGTTGAGAAATGGAAAAAATCAATAAAAAATATAGTAGAAACTAACAAAATAAAAAAATATAATCAAGAAGAAGACAATAAAGAATTTTATAAAGTATTTAATAATGATGATACTAAAAAAATATTAAATGAGTTACTAGAAAAATTAAATAAAAATGAAAATAATAGTAATATAAATATAGATAAGACCTACGAAATTTTAAAAAATAAAATTATTAATAATCTTTATTATTTTGATTTGATTTCATATTTAGATCTCGGCAAATGGGAAAATTACAATATAAATAATAATTTAGATAAAAAAATGGATAAATTCCATGATGAATGGTTCGCAAGTGACTCACTTAAAAAATTAACTAAAGAATATATGAATTTAATTCAGGAAACTTCGCCTGTAAAAAATAAAACAGTTGTAAATGATTCTACTGATTTGAAATTAAAAATTTTTATACTTAAAAGAATACTTAAGAGATGGAAAGAATCAATAAAAAAAATAGTAGAAAATAAAAAAATAAAAAACTATAATCAAGATAATAAAAAATTTTATAAAAAATTTAATAATAATGATACTAAAAAAATATTAAATGAGTTACTAGAAAAATTAAATATAAATGAAAATAATAATAATAATAATAATAATAATAATAATATAAAAATAAATGGAATCTACGAAAATGTAAAAAAGAATTTTATTAATAAACTTGATTATTATGATTTATTTACATATTTTAATCTCTACCCATCAATTGTAACTACCCCATTCTCTCATGATAAATGGTTTAAAAGTATAGAACTTCTAAATTTATACAAGGATGACATAAAAAAAAAGACAAATAACAGAGAAAGAAAAAATAGATTACATGAACAACAAAAGGAAGATATGAAAACAAGAAGAAACGATGAAATAAAGAGAATACAATCAGAACCTGAAAGAACTATTGAACGGGAAACAGAATACGGTATATTAAGATATAAAGCAATGCTAGAAAATATAAATAATAAATAAACAATGAAGAAAAAAGACTAAAAGAGGAATTAGGAACAGTAAAACAACAAAACAAATCGCAAAGACACCCACACCCCTCTTCCAGAGTTATCTTCATTTAAAAAAATAAAAAATAAAATATTACAAAAAAATAAATATAAATTTCTTATATCTAATAACAATTACACTTTTTTCATAAAAAATATATTTTATATAATATTACAAAAAAAAAAAATAATATATAAAATGTATATCAGTGTATATATAGTGTATATATAGTATATATACAGTATATATAGTTATAGTATGGATTCTGAGAAATCTAAAAAGGTAGTTCGAAAAGTTATACAAAATAAACCAATAACACAAAAGACTTTTCGAAAAGGAGAAGTTGTATATGTTCCTACGCCAAGTCATGGTTTTGTAGAAGCGTTGGTTATAGATAGTACAAAAAACAAAGTTGAACTTACATATACAGAAGATTTTATTAAAGAATCCTATGGAGAAGAACCAATTGTATATGAAGAAGAACATATACAAAAAATCTTAAAGCAGTCTGAACAAAGACCTTTTTTTTGGATGTTTCAAAATCATAAAGATTTTCCAGAATGGGTATCTAGAACCTTTATACAATACAGTAGTTGTAATCCTACAACATCTCTACATTCTTATAAATCAGAATTTACACTAATGCCTAGACAAAAATTTATACGAGATTATTTAGGACACGAAAGTCCATACAGAGGACTATTGTTATATCACGGTTTAGGTTCTGGAAAAACATGTGCTTCTATCGCAGTTAGTGAAAATCTAAAAGATACTAGGGATGTTGTAGTTCTTGTACCGTATAAAGGTATTCGTGATAATTTTATATCACAAGGATTACAATATTGTGGCGATCCAGAATACAAGAAAAATAACAAAATTATAAAAGATAAATATACTATTTTAACCTTTAAAAATGCATATATCATAAAACAAATTGAAAAAATAGGAAACTTACATAATAAAGTTATTATTGTGGATGAAGCACATAATTTAGCAACTATGATGGTAAATGGTCTTAAAAAACCAAATTCACATGGTGAAGTATTATACAGGATGTTATTGGAAGCAAAAAATAGCAAAATTGTTTTTTTAACAGGAACACCTCTTGTAAATACACCATTTGAAATTGGAATTCTTTGTAATATACTACGAGGGCAATTAGAATTATTATTATTTGATGTAAAAAACTTTCGTGAAGAAACGATTGATAGTTTTCAAAAAAAAATATTAGAAGATTCAAGAATCGGATGGGTTCAATTTGAACGATTGAACAAAACATTATCTATTATTCCAAAAGTTCATAGTTGGGATATGGAATTTGAACATACTATTTATTTTATACAAGAAATAGCAAATACACATTTTATGAACATAGAATACAAAAAAGTATATCAATTTCCATTGTTTCCTGAAAAACAAGAAGACTTTGAAGAATTGTTTATACAAGATAATTCTATTCATAACAAAGATATGTTTCAGAGAAGAATTATAGGATTAATATCCTATTTTGAAGCAACCAAAGAAGCAAAAAAAGAATTTCCAGTACAATTACCTACTATTCTACAAAATGTAGAAATGAGTAATCACCAATTTTCTATGTACAAGCAAGCAAGAGATTTTGAAAGACCTATTGAAAGAAGAGCTGCGCAAAAAAGAAAATTAGGAGTCACATCTGTATCCACCACAGCACGTGTTTTTTCAAGAGAATTTTGTAATTTTGTGTATCCAAATGAAATAGAAAGACCTTTTAAAAAAATGCAATTTATTACAGAACTTACAGAACAAAAAAAGAAAGAGATAGATAAAAATAATATGAATAATATAGAAGAAATAGAAAATACACTAGAAAAAAATTACAAAACTTTGCAAAAAGAAATACAAGAATCTTTAGAAGAACTAAGTAGTCATCCTAATAATTTTTTAGAAAAAAAAAATCTACCTACCTATTCTCCAAAAATGAAAATGATATTAGATGAAATTGAAAAAAAAGATAAAGGAATTGTATTAGTATATTCTTCATTTCGTAATGTAGAAGGTTTAGAAATATTTGGTAGAGTTTTGATGCAGAACGGATACTCTCATTTTTCGGATCCAAATTCCAAATATGACTATAAAAGATTTGCTTTTTATTCCGGTGTAGAAGATAAAAAAACAAAAAAAAGTATTTTATCAAAAATTACACATAAAAATAATATGTATGGAAAAGATATTCGTATATTATTATTATCTTCTGCTGGAGCAGAAGGTTTAGATTTAAAAAATATACAAAAAGTTCTTATTATGGATGTCTTTTGGCATCATGTTCGAACAGAACAAATTATTGGAAGGGCAGTTCGTAAAAAATCACATATTGATTTACCTGAAAAAGAAAGAAAAGTTCAAACTATTATATATACTTCTGTATTTTCAGAATCACAAAAAGAAGAATATAATGAAAAAGAAACAACGGATGAATATATTTATAGAATATCACAAGAAAAATTAGTATTAAATAATACATTCTTACAAGCAATTAAAGAATCTGCTGTTGATTGTATGTTAAATCAATGTGATAAAAAGTGTTATACTTTTGTAAAAGGGAAAAAAGCAAATGAACTAGCATACTTACCACAAATAGAAGATGATATTATTTATAATTTAAAAAAAGAAAAAGAAGTTGTTACAAAAATGGTTGTTGCAGGTTTAACAAAAAAGAATATTCTTGTGTATAAGAAAAATAAAGAATGGTATACAATTATTGATACACCTATAAAAGATATACAATTACAAAAAGTAAAATTTGCTGTAGATACTTCTTTACAAGTAGTATATGACTATAATGATATGAAAAATAATATAAAAACAATTGTTGGTACATATAATATACAAACTGGCAAAATCCAAAAAAATATAAAAAAAGATTGATACTTAGTATAATATAGGTGTTTTGTATATATATATACATATATAATGTCAAATCCTACAACATCAAATTCCATAATCTCAAATCCTCATCTTGATAAATGGAAACAAGAATTACAAGAAGTTCTTGATAAATCTATTCAAGAAAAATTGTGTATGACTAATGAAATAAAACATTTTGAAGAAATACAAGAAAAAAAGAATACAAAAATACAAGAACTTGATACTATTTATACAGATACTACAAATTATGTAAAAAAAAGAATTAAGAAATATATTACAAGCACAAATAATATTATAGAAGAATTACATACTATAGAAGAAAAGAATCATACAAGACTTTTTGCCTTATATAAAAAAATGTATAAAGACGCTGTATCTTTTTTTTCCCAAAAAGATTTCACATATCATGAATCAAAATTAGATAATACAAATACAAATTCTATATTTTCTTTTTTTGATGAAGAACAAGTATGGACGAATGTTCAATTATCTATTTGGTCTCAAGAAATATTATGTAAAGACATTGAAAAACAAAAAAAAATATTAGAAAAAAAATATAATACTTTATTAGAAAATTATACTATACAAAAAGAATTATACGATAATCTTGAAAAAAATATTCAGTCACTAGAAAAAAAAATACAAGATATTCATGTTTTTTCTACAAAAATTACTAAAGATGATGAACTCGAAATTACTAAAGATGATGAACTCGAAATTACTAAAGATGATGAACTCGAAAATAATAATGAATCTGTTGTTTCTTAGATAATACAAAATAGGTGTTCCAATCTTTCCAAGATTGCTCTTTATCTATAGTAATAATATTATCTTGTATATCTTGAACTTTTACTGTATCTATAGTATATCCTTCATTAGACATAGAATAAAATCCTATTTTGGTAATATTGGTTGGAGTATACTTAGTTGTTTGGGGAAATTGTATAGTAATAATACCATTTTGTATTTTTTGGATTGTATAAGAAGAAGAAATTGTTTTGTTTCTCTTCTTATATTCTATAAAAAATAAGTCGTTTGTAGAAATATATGTTTCAATAGGTATAGAAATATCATCTTTAGAAAAAGTACATACTTTATTATGTATATCTTCTGTATTTGTATGGATACATAGACGGAAAGATAGTGTATTTTTCTGATGTATTTTTATATCATACATGTATATTTCTGGATAAAAAGGAATAGGGTTTGTAGGGTAATAGGAATATACGTACAATATATCACTATTTTCCATATTGTTTTTCAAAGTAGATATTTTAAAAGATGTAGGACTTAGTATTTTTTCAATTTCAATTGTGTCAGAACAAGAAATAGATGTATCATTCAATGTTCGTAATTCTAATGATAAGGAATTTTGTAATTGAGTTGGTTTTTTTCTATCAAAAATATGAGATTTTAGTGAAATATATGGAGAACAACCACTATTATATACTTCTTTTAATCTTGTAAATGCATGTTTTGGAATATTTATTCCTGTATTTATTCCTGTAGATGTCCCTAAGTTTGTAGAACTCCATTCCTTGATACACAACCATATAAAAGGTTCTTTTTGAAAAGTATCTATTTTTGGAACAATTACATCTAAACATTCCACAGAAAGAATAGTATCAATAGGTGTAATAGAACATATAGTGTTATTTTTTACTGTATTTGTATATAATATTGTATTATGAAATTGTATATCCTTTTCTTCTTTTTTCCAAGAAAATACACTATTTGTAGAAGATTGATTTCTGTTTTTTCTATATAAGGATGATATAGATATATACGTTATTTTTTCTTCTCTTGGTTCTACTTGAGACATATATTGTTGTTGGTTTTGCGGATGGTTTTGCGGATGGTTTTGCGGATAGTTTTGCGGATGGTTTTGATTTTGTGGATGTTGTAAAGATCGAATATAGTTAGTGATATTTCTTTCTACGCTTTTTTCTACACTTTGTTCCAAACTTTGTTCCACACTTTGTTCCAAACTTTGTTCCACACTTTGTCCTACACTTTGTCCTACACTTTGTTCCACACTTTGTCCTACACTTTGTCCTACACTTTGTCCCGCATTATGTTCTCCATAATTATTTGGACTATTTTCTTTTTCACCTATAGTATCGATTATTCTATTTTTATACACTTGGATAGTTGTTGGTGGTTCAGATTGTTCTGAAATATGCTCTACGTTAGAAACTCCTTCTGTAAAAGAATTATAATTTGGTTCTTCTTTATTAGAATCTGTCAAATCCGGAGGTGTATAAGTATTTTTGTATATATTTTCAATTTTTTTTCTTTCTTGTAGAAGCTGGTCAACTGATGTATTTGTAGAAGAACCCGATGTATTTTCTGGTAAAGAAAAATCTATATTTTTTGGTTTATTAGAAAGATTTGTAGACCGACGCTGTTCCAGTTCCTTAAACATTGTATTAGTATCTGGGTATTTTTTTTGTTCTTGTTTTGGAAAGTTTTCTATATTTTCATTTGGTTGCAGTGTCCCATAATGTTTCGGTTGTGGTTGTGAATGTTGTTGTGGTTGTGAATGTTGTTGTGGTTGTGAATGTTGTTGTGGTTGTGAATGTTGTTGTGGTTGTAGATTGGATTTTGAATATGTTGAAGGTGTTGGGAATGTGGGATTGGATTGAAAAAAATTTGTATATAACCCACGATTATCTCTTGTCATATTTATTTCTTTATTGGTTACAGATTGCATTTTTGGGAGTTCTTGTACGGATTTCTGTTTTATGGATGTTTGATTTGAAGAACCATTTTTCTTAATATACGAAGCCATATTCGATAGAACTTCTTTATTAAGTAATGTAAGAGTTCTACTTCTCTCATCTCTTGATAAGTTATTAGAAAAAGACTTTGTGCTGAATACCTTTTCCATATAAGAAAATAATAATTTTTTATAATCCTTTGTAATAGTTTGTATGTTGTCTACAGATGAAACAATAATTTTATCAAGTAGTTCATAATTTTTTGTAGAATAGAAATTCTTTTCAATTCTTGTGTATGTTTTAGACATATGTGAATTTGTATGTATATTATTGTATGAATTTTTTATATCGTAATGGTATGTTAGAGCAAAAAATGTTTCCCAATAATCAAAGTCATTCCCAGTCATCGTATATACCAGAAGGTGGGAGAAGACCACCTCAACCTGTATTAACACAGTTTGTGAAAGAAAAAGATATTTTTACAAATAGTCCTTATCCAGAAGCATTTGGAAAAAGACCTATGAATATTGTATCTCCTTTGTACGAACAACATATTATGAAACCACCTAAAGCAAATGTAACCCACGGATCTATACATGATACAGAAGTTATTTGTAGTGAAGATAGAAATATGGAATCGTATGAAAAACCAAATCAATATGTTGTAAAACTAAAAGATATATACAAAAATGTAACTTCAGTTAGTCTTATGAATGCATGTATTCCAAATAGTGCTTATTTGATAAATGAAAGAAATAATATATTGCCTATTTCTATTGATAATGATGAAATATTCTATATCAGAATAACATCAGGAGACTATTCACCAGACGGCCTTGTAAGTTCTATAAATGATGCTATAAATGAAGATATAAATCCATTAAGTATTTGTATAAGTTATAATCACTGTACAAAAAAATTTACATTTATGAATGAAACTCCTAATAAAACACTATATATTTATTTTGGGGATTGTGAAAATACAAGAAGTATTCGAAAAGTGTTAGGGTTTCCTCAAAAAGATATTATTATTCATTCTAGTAATAGTGGTGTAGAAAAAAGTATTGATAGATTTACTGTAGAAACTTCTTCTAAGTACGAAGCCCCTTACAAACATTGTTTGCAACCAGACTGTTTTTCTATTTTACGAATACGAGAACTTGAAAATATTCGTAGCAACTCCACACCGTTAGACAGGGCATTTGCTGTTATTCCTATGAATGTAGAACAAAATAAAAATGTTCATATTCATACAGATGGTTGCTGTTCTCCATTTGTAAAATATTTCAATCCACCATTAGCAAGATTAGATAGGTTTACTATTGAGTTTCTGGATAAACAGGGAAATCTTATTAATTTTGAAGGACTAGAACACTATATGGAATTCCATATCCATACACTAAATGCCCCTGGTAAATATAATCCTGGTAGTGTATAATTTTATAATACACTATTATTATATATATACATATAAATGTATTATAACTATATTTGTGTATTCTTAATATTCTGTTTTATTGTAGCAGGATCAAGAACATCTGTATCTGAAAACTTTTGGTTTCTAAGAAGAAGATATAATCCTTATCACCATTCTTACTATCCATCATGGTATAGAAGATACAATCCATATCATAGATATATACATAAGAGACAATTGAGAGGTTATTGTCCCTCAGGATGTGTTCCCAGTAGTTCTGGATACAAGTGTCTTGATCCATTAGCAAGTTGTCCTATAGGTGCTGTTGGTTGTTGTCAATACGATTATGATTGTACATATTGTTAAAGATATATAACTCATATATAATTTTTTATAGATTAACATTATATATAGTTATAATACATCCACTACCATTATGAATACTGTTTTGAATCAATTAAAAAATAGTATCAATGTCGCAACCTTAGAAAAAAAAAGAAATACAAAAAATAATACAAAAAATAATACAAAAAATAATACAAAAAGTAATATGAAAAATAATATAAAAAGTAATATGAAAAATAATACAAAAAGTAATATGAAAAATAATATAAAAAGTAATGTAAAAAACAATATAAAGAATAATATACGTAATAAAGTATCATTTCGCGAACCTTTAGTAAACCCATATCTTGAAAACAGGTCTTTACAAAATAATATTCTTACACCAAAAAATAATAATTTTAAAAAACCAAAATATACGAATACTAAAAAACCACAATATACGAATACTAAAAAACCACAATATACGAATACTAAAAAACCACAATATACGAATACTAAAAAACCACAATATATAAATACTAAAAAACCACAATATATAAATACTAAAAAACCACAATATACGAATACTAAAAAACCAAAATATACGAATACTAAAAAACCGTATATTCAAAGAAGTGTTGTAGTAACAGGTGTAGTTATGGAGAAAAAGAACAATGAATCGTTATTACAAAAGATTATGTATGTAGTGATTGGTTCTTTACTTGTATTCTGTATTCTTGTATTATGTAAGATGATATACGATTATTTTCAAAAATCTTCATACAAGAAAGTTGTTAGACGACGAATTATATCACTTCCTGCAAAATCTGTATCAAAAGATAGCTTACCGGAAGAAAAAGAAGGGTCTCATATAAATATAGAAAAAGGAGGCGATATGGCAGAAAATTCTTATATTTCTCCTAATCCAGAAGTATTTCCTAATGAAGAACAAGATTACGCTGTATTTGATGAAACAATGATACGCAAACAACAGGACCATAACACAAATACAGAAAAACAACGAGTAAACCAATATATTCAAGACCAGAACGCATATATTCGAAGAATTAATAATCGTGTTGCTCAAATTAATGAAAATCGTATGAATACTCCTACATACGATAGAGATAAAAGAACTTTACAAGAATTACGAAATTATGAAAGACGATTGGCAAATAAAGTTCATAATGAGGGTATATCTCAACCGTATTTGGTCGATCAACAAAGATATATGTAATATAAAAAAAAATTGACACGGAAAGGTGTGAAGGACATATATTACTATTTTCACTCGAGCGAAGAACTTTTCGGTTGCTTTTGAAGATGATGTCAGACATTGATAATGCACTAATGAATTCACTCAAAACTCTCTGGGGGACACAAGAAAAAATTAAAAAAAAAAAAAGAGAGTTGCAAGCAGAAATAAATAAACTACCCGATGGAGAAGGCTCGGGGTGGGTAGGAATCTACAAAGATGTCGAGAGATGGGAATTGGAAAATTCCCAATCAATCAAATTTGTTCAAAAAGCCTTAATAGCAGAGGGAGATGAAAAAAAATGGCGATTTGAACAAATTGTGGAGAATGCCATTCAGTCGCAAAAAAAGGCGACAGAAAAGGCAGAAAAAGCAAAAGAGGAGAAAATATCAGCTGATAGAAAATTTGAGGCTACCAAATCAAAGAGTGGAAAAGCTTAATATGAATTACAAACATTAAAAAATTCGTAATTCGTGAAAAGGGCTGAACTCGAAGAAGCAGTGGTAGAGGTATCACCCAGTCTCCCAAAAAAAAAAAAAATAGTATCATATTATAAAAAGATGCCAAAACAAGTAGCTGTATTTGCTGGTTCTTTCAAACCTCCTCATAAAAATCATCTATTTATTATTCTAAAAGCATTACGGTATATGAATAAGAACACTAGTGAAAAATATATAGAAAAACCACGATTGTATATATTTATATCTTCTAAGACACGTGAACCTTGTTCATCGATTACAAAAGAAGTAAGTAAAGAAATATGGAATATGTATATTTCTTTATTACCTGTAAAATATCATTCACAAATAACGATTGTGTTAAGTAATTTACCAAGCCCTACACAAACGGCATATGGTTTTGTGAAAAATCGTGTATCAAAAAAAGATATAGTGTATTTTGTATCGGATACTATAGATACAAGATATAATTCTATTATAACATTATGTAAAAAAAGAAACATACAGTATATACCTATATCACACACATTCAAAACACCAATATATTCTAGTGATATACAACAATATATTGTAGATAATAAAAAAACATTATTATATAAATTATTACCTCCAAAATTAAATAATGTTCAAAAAAATACTATTTATAAAAAATTATACAAATTGTGTATATAATAAAGTTGCTCTTGGACTAGAAGCTTTCTTAAAAGGATATTGTATCATATTTATTCGAGGTTTATTAATAGCATATAATAATTGTTTTTTATCACAACAATGAACACAAGAAAAATATTTATGAAATATTGTAGGAACATTCGCATAATAATTTGAACAATATGTACAAGATGTAATATATTTTTTAACTGAACTAGTTTCCTCTTTAATCCGTTTCCTGAGTTCCATATCAATAGAATTATATCGTGTATCTATAGTATCCGAATCTTTCCTTTTTCTTTTTTGTGATACAATAACACCTAATTTTTGTAACTTTTGTAATTTTTCTTTACTTGTTTTCTTGTAACAATATTTACATAAGATTTTTCCTCTAATACCATGTATAGTATATACTTGAATAAGCTCACATTTTTTTTTTCTACATATAGTTGTGTGTATTCTATTCTTAGAAGTGGTGCTTATATAACACTGGAGAGTATCCATATTTGAAAAGCCAATACGTATCCTGTATCACTTATACATTTTATATGTATATGCTTATATATATTAATCTATTTTTTTTTACTATTTTCAAGGTATTCCAGTATCTTTTTTCCAAAAACCGAAAATATAATAATACAAATCATAAGAATGATACCAATTATTTGAACAAATGACATTTTCTCTTTAAAGTACCAAGTAGATATAAAGAATGATAATATCATTGATATATTTATAAATATAGCAGACTCTATTTGTGGCATTAATGGTAATCCTTTAAGAATTGCATATCCTGTAACAAAATATATTAGTAATCCTATTCCAATAATTGTGAGTATAATACTCAATGGTGGAATAATAACCCTTTTACCAAGACTTATATATAATAAAGCATACAAGCATAAAAATGGAATACCTCCTTTTCCTAAATAAATCATAGTTTTTGATATATTTTTTTTTTCTATTTCATATCTTCTAGATATAGTAAATACATAAGAATATGTTATTACAGAAATACACATAGAAAGAACGCCATATAGATTAATAGATTTTTTATGTTTTCCAAAAAATGTATTACTATTAATAAGAACAATAGAAATCATAATTCCAAATATTTTAATATAGGAAATCCAATTATATTCTGTATTATTCATAAATTTGTCAAATAAAGAAATAAATACAATACGAAGTGCTATCATAGAAACCATCATATATGCAGGAACAATAGAAGCACCGTATACAAATAAAAATATATCTGCTAATTTTATAAATCCAACATGAAGTTCTTTGAATGATAGACTTCGAATATCTTTATCTTGAAAATTTCTATGTTTATAATAATGTAAAACCATTCCACCCACTACATATGATATAGTAAAAGAAAGCATACTTAAAAAAGTATATTTGCTATATTTTTTAACAAGTAATGGTCGTATAGAAACAATCGCACTAAATATGAATAAATACAAATACCCTATATTCATTATAATATACTATATTATTTGCTTTTTATTATTTTCAAGGTATTTCAGTATCTTTTTTTCAAAAACCGAAAATATAATAATACAAATCATAAGAATGATACCAATTATTTGAACAAATGACATTTTCTCTTTAAAATACCAAGTAGATATAAAGAATGATAAAACAATAGCTGTTTTTAAGAATATTGCTGCTTCAATTTGAGGTATTTTTGATATTCCTTCATTTTTTGTATACCCGGCAATAAAATGCATAAAAAATCCAACAAATGATAATACATATAGTATTTGTAAAGGGGGGAATTCTATGGTTTTTCTTCGAATAAGAATATAATATAATACATAACATAACAAAAATACAGACCCACCTTTTCCAATAAAAATCATAGTCTTGGATGTATCTTGTTTTTCAATTGTATAATTACGAAATCTTGTAAAAATATACCCACGAATAACTACCGATAAAAGTATTGCTATAACACCTATACTTTCAATAGGTGTATTACCTTTTTTACCGAATATAGATACAATATTAATAAGTAGTGTAGAAAAAATAATTCCAAATATTTCTATATATTTAATCCAATTATATGATGTATTATTTATGATTTTATCAAAAAAAGCTATAAAGACAACTCGTAATGTGCTCATAGAAACAAGCATATATGCTGGAACATGGATACTTCCATATATAAAAAGTAATATTTCTGTTAATTTTAGAAACCCTGGGTATAATTCTTGAAAAGAGAAATTCATAATATCTTTATCATATATAGTTTTATGTTTGTAGTAGTATAATGATAATCCTCCAAGTAAATGGTATAATGTATAAGAGACTAGACTTGTAAATAAAAAAGCGTTATACTTTTTTACAAAAACAGGTTTTAGAGAAGCAATAATGCTATATATAAACAAATATATGTATCCTATATTCATTATAGTATACATTTTACAATATATTTTTTAGTACCCAAAAGAAGATTGCTACACCTACAGAAACAACTGATGTAATACTTCCAAACTCTCCAATTTTTTGATGTATATTTGTTTTATTTGATTTTGTAAATAATGGGAATATGGTTTGAATACATAAGTTATGACTCATATGAAGTATAACAGATGGAAATAAACTTTTTGATTGTAATTGTAACCACACAAAAGCAAAACTAAAAAATACCATACTAATAGTAAAATACAATATCTTATAGGAAATAGAAATTTCTTTTGGACCATATATATTTCCTATAATAAGAGGGTAATGCCACGAAGACCAAATAATTCCTCTCAAAAAAGAAGTTATTGTATATGATTTAGTCATAGTGTATAATAAAGGTGTTAATAATCCAGACCAACCGATTTCTTCTCCCATTGCTGTTAAAGTTCCTGTAATAGACCCTTTTGCTATTTGGTAAATATGTTTTATACTATTTTCATAAAATGTACTTGTTGTAAAATGTATATATCTTTTTGTGTAAGCTATCGCATATATTATAGATGTATAAATCAAAGGAATTATAAACCCAATAATCCAATATTTTATAGAACCAATATTCCAGGAAATTGTATGTATGCTAATAATACCAAGAAAACTTAAAATAAGAATAGAAATAGTTGGTGACCACATTCCACCTAGTACACCATACAAACCATATTCCATAATATCTTTTTTATAAATAAGAATACCCATTGTGAAAAAACTAATAATATATGTTAGTAGTAAAAATAAACAAATTGTATAAATAGTTTTATTTTGAATAATCATAAGTTATATTATATATATAATAATAAAATGAAAAAAACTATACAATATATAGTTATACTATATTGTATACTGTCTATTTGGTATATTCGTAGAAATATTTCATTATTTCAATGGCATTGTAAAAATATATACCCATTTCATCAAAAACTTACAAAAATAGAACTAGAATATATATATCAATGTATGTATATATCTTTTCTAGAATTTCTTAGACCCTTTTTTATCATACAAGACCCTATTATAAAACGATATAGTTTTTATACATATAGTCATACAATACAACATACAAATATAAATTCTTCAAGAATCGCGTATGGTTCTGTTATATTTCCATCCTATATATACCCATATGCAAAAAAGGTTTTACAAGAAAGAAATATAGAATGTGAATTACAACCAGATACAAATCTGTCCTTTTATGGTCTAGGTTGGGATATAGAACAAAATCACTGTAAAGTATATTTTCGATATAAAAATAAATACAAATTACCAAAAGAATTTCAACCATATATCACAGAACATTCTTCTATAGAAGGTCTTGTTTCTATTACATATACAAAATCTACTATTACAGAAAGAAAAGTATATTCTTATCTAGAGAATAAGGAAACATTATTATCTAGTGAAAAAAGAAAAGTAATACAAAAAGATTGTAATTATACTACAAAACATAACTTGAATGAAGTTGGTATACAACTTTGTAAAAAGTACAAAGAAAAAAATATTGTTATTGATACCATTAATTATCAAGATAAAAACAATTATACAATCTATTTTCCATATGGATTTTAAGATAGTTTATAATATTTCTTTTTGTTTGTATATGTTTACTTTGGTTTGTAATACTTTTTACGCAATTCATTCATAGTTTCATCATTTGTATTTTTTTTACTTATATTTTTACCTTGAAGGTGGGATATAATAAAGTTCATACTAAATACACCACATTCTGAATTACCAAATTGAAACTGTGTTGTATTTATAAAAACTTCTACTTTTTTTTCTGATTGTATAAAAGTTGTATAATATTCTTGTAATTGTTTTTGTATTTTTAGTAAAAAATTATGTATTAAAATAGGAGGTTCAATACCATTCGAATCAAAATACATAATAACACCTTTTTTACAATCTATATATACAGACACCCAGTGAGAACCAGGTTGATTGTGTTTATCTAAATTATATACAATACCAAGTCTTGTTTTACCAAGTTTATTAATAATTGTTTCTATTTGTATATTTGTCAATTCACACTGTATTTCTTCAGGACAATCCACGGGAAACACTCCTAAAAATAAAAAATTTACAAATTTTTTTTCATATTGTTTCATAACAAGTTCAATATCTACATTAGATAACCATTCAAATGGATTTTTTTTCCATTCGTCTGGCATAGTAGGTTTAAAATTTTCTTGTAATTTTCTAGAATAGGAGGATGGTATAAAATCTTGTTCTAACCAACACCATTCGTTTTGACAATCTTTACTCATTTTTTCATGTAAATCTAACCATAATTGTTTTTTAGATTTCTTAGAGGTAGTAATATGAGAAGATGGATTTTTATTTTTATTGTATGCTTTAATCAATAATAACAAATCTTCTTTATTATAACAAGTAATACTATTACTATTTCTTACACCAGGAGCACAAAACATTTGTTTAGATATATACTATATTAATAACATTTTATTATACACCTTTAACTTGTATTTTTATTTTTTTTATAAAGTATAAAGTATAAAATATAAAATGACTAATACAGTTAGGACACAATATAAAAAATTATTTGAAAAATTATCTATTTTACATAAAGATAGAGATAAGGAAGCTGTTCATATTCTACAAGATAAATTATATAGAAAATTTATAAAAGATATTGTAAATAATAAAATTACATCAAAAGATATTAAAGAATTCGCAAAAGATATGAATAAATATGTTGTTAGATTTGATAAAGGAATGTGGTATTCATAAATGCATATTATATATACTATATTATAATATTTAACAAAATTTTTTATAAAATAATTGTATAAATTCATATGTTTGTAGATTATAAACTTTATCCCAATCTCCATTATTATTTATTAAAAATTTTTTCATTAAATTTTTATCAAAAATATATGCTTTTATGTATTTTTTATCTTGTAGAAATGCTTTAGACAAACGATGAACACCATCAATTATATGTTTTTCATCCATTATTATTGGATATTTTAGATTTGACTTTTTTATTCCATTTATCTCATTTTTATATTTTTTAGGATTTTTTATAACATCAATAGCAGAATAATATATATTTTTTGAAGGATTTCCCCACCCTTTATATTATAATGTATCCAATAATTTAGAAATTGGCACATTTATAATTGGATGTTTATGGATATTCAAATAAGCAAACATCATATCAACACTATATATTTTTTTATTATTAGAATATGTTTGAATCATTATATCTCAAGTATATACTATTTACAAAGATTAATATAAAAAAGATGCCCTTTTTGCGCATATCTATAAATCTAAATTAGTTAAAATACCATTATCTAGATGTAAAAATTTTGTTAATTTTAATCCAGATAGATTACAAAAATCAGCAGTAAAAGCATATCCTTTACATGATAGACCACGTGGTAAAAAAGATATATGCAGTGTCAAATTTTATCAGAAACGAATACACCTAAAAAAAGATATTACGCCAATTTGGATAATACAAAAAAATAAAAAATATACATTATTAGACGGAGCACATAGAATTGTAGCAAGTTATATAGAAGGAGTACAATATATATATGCTTATAAAATTAATATGTAATAAGCATTTTAAATGTTCAAAGGTGTAAAAAAAAAGGTTTTATTAATGATTGTATTACTATATTACAGAAAAATAATAATAATATAGAAATGACAGGACTTGTAAATAATAATCTAAATATTTCAAAAAAATATATAAAACTTATCCTAAATATAAACTTCTTATTTATACTATAAAATTATAAATATCGTTTTATCTGTAATATCGTTTTATGCTATAAACATATATACACGAATAATGAAAACATTAAGTTTAGTAATGATTGTAAAAAACGAATCAAAAGTCATCGAGAGGTGTTTTGATTCTGTAAAAGATTATATTGATTATTGGGTTATTTGTGATACAGGTTCTACAGATGGGACACAAGAACTTATTCAATCGTATTTTAAAAAACACAAGATTCCTGGTATTTTGTATAATCATACATGGGAAAATTTTGGACACAATAGAAGTTTGGCAGTTCAAGCGGCAAAAGGAACATCGGATTTTTTGTTACTAATGGATGCGGATTTTATATTTGTTCCAAAAGATATTGACTTTAAAAACACACTAGATACAAATGTAGAAGCATATCATGTAGGGTATGAGGGTCCTTTAGATTTTAAACAATTATTACTTGTTCGTGGAGATATAAATTGGTATTACAAAGGTGTAACTCATGAATATATTACAAATGAACTATTTGAAAAAAGAGAAAAACTTATTTCTTCAAAAACATGTACTTTTTTTACATTTGACCATAAAGCAGACGGAGGGTCTAGAAGTGATAAGTTTGAAAGAGATATTCGATTATTAAAAGAAGCTCTTGAGAAGGAACCGGATAATGTTCGTTATATGTTTTATTTAGCACAATCGTATCGTGATACACAACAATTTGAAGAAGCAATTCAATGGTATTCCAAACGAATTGAAAAAGGTGGATGGCCGGAAGAAGTATATTTTTCTATGTATCAAAGAGGATTGTGTAAAGTATTTTGTAAAAGAGATTTTGAAGAATATAGAAAAGATTTATGGGAAGCATACCAATACAGACCATCTCGTTTAGAGGCTCTATATGTATTATTGGTAGAGTGTAGAAAAAATAATAAATTTGATTTAGGGTATAAATATGGTATTGGGTCAATCAACACACCATACCCAGAAAAAGATTATTTATTTGTTCAATCTCCTATATACAAATACCATATATGGAATGAAATAGCATTCCATTGTTCGAAAATGAATAAACCACACATTTCCATTCAATTATATAACAGAATTCATGAACAAAAAAATGTTCCGGAGAAAGATACACAGCAATTTGCAAATAATTATACTTTGTTTGTAAAACAATATAGAGAATTGCAAGAAAAGGAAAAGAAAAAAGAACAAAAAGTTGGTATAATTATTGTAAATAGAAATGAAACAGAAGAAACTGATAGATTAATACAATATTTACAAAAAAATATACAAATTGCTTGTGATGTTATTTTGATTGACAATGGTTCTACTGTAAAAAGTTCTTTTACAACTATTTCTTTACAATCTAGTATTAATAAACGAAATGCTCTACTTATGGGTATAGAATATGTACAAACATTAGAAGTATTACATAATAGAAGATACACGACAATAGGATTTATGGAACCATCGTGTGTATTTCAAAACAGCAATACAGATTGTATCCAAGAAATACAAAATACATTATATAAAGATACTACTCTTGTAGGTGTTCATCCTTTTGTATTAGGAACTACAGAGTATCCGTTTATTCATACATCATATACAAAACACCAAGTTTCATATATTCCAAGTATATGTTGTTTTTATAAGGCAGAATGGTTGTATAATAATCTATTTTCAAAAGCAAATGTAGAAGAGGGATTTGAAATAGAGTTAGGGTATAAAGCAAGAGATAAAAAAATAATTGTAGATCATACACATCAAGTAGAATGCTCTTATGTTGTACACGAACCTACACATTATTTTATGAATACATATGGTAAAGATTATGTAGAAAAATTATATACAAATATTTCTAGCAATTATGAACAAGAAGAAAAAAGAAATGTAGAAATGGTTATTGAAAAGAAGAAAAAATTTGAAGAAAAAAGTAGAAAATTAAAATAAATCTTTCTTAAATTATATAAGTATATATATCGTTTTATTAGATATAATAATTACTTTTTATTGTAAATAATGAATAATAAAATAGAATTATTTTGGCAATACCCAGTTATAACAGAAAAAAAATTTTACGAGCAAGAAAAACATAATATAAATTATATAGGATTACCTTGGGCAACAATAATAGATAAAAAATATAATATACAAATTATTGATAGATATTTATATAATATTATTGTAAAAAAGAAAAATCATAATTATTATACATGTTGTCAGCATATATCTTTTAGAAAATTGATACCTTTATGGAAAAAACATAAAATTACAATTATATATACGCCTCATAAAATTATTGGAGAAAATACAATTGATGGTATTGAAATACGTTCATGTCCTTTATATGCTGTAAATATAGAAGATCCAACAAAAAATATTTCTTTACAAAATATAGATTTTTTAGAAAATAAAAGAAATATACTATATTCTTTTGTAGGTTCCTATTCAAAATATTATATATCGGATATTCGTAAAAAAATATTTCAATTACCAAAAAAAAAAGATGTATATATAGCAGATAGAGGAAATGAATGGCACTTTGATCCAATTGTATATAGTGTAAAACAAAATAAAGATAATGAATATAATGGTTCTACAAAACATATAGAAAATACATATGAATATAATATATTATTATTACAATCAAGGTATACATTATGTCCTAGTGGAACAGGTCCTAACTCCATACGTTTTTGGGAAGCTTTAGGGAGTGGTTCTATACCAATTTTATTAGCTGATACTCTTGATTTACCAAAACATCCTTTATGGGATAAAACTATTATACGAATACCAGAAAAGGATATTCATACAATAGATATTATTTTACAAAAAATATCAATAGAGGAAGAAAAAAAACGACGTAGCAATTGTCTCATAATATATGAACACTTTAAAAATAATTATACAAATAAAACAATACAAAAAGAAATAATACATTATTGTTGCGGAAGCTATGATTTAGGACAATATGGTGGTGTGGCAAGATATGACTATCATATAAAATTAGCTTTTCCAGAAAGAGTATTTTTTATAGGACCTCAACAAAAAGATAAAATGTTAGATTATGTAAAACAATGTAAAAATCCATTAGTAATAACTGATAATCATTTGTCATGTGATATTCCAAATAAATACAATATTTTGTTGGTACATCATGGTGTGGCAGAAACTCATGCTGAAAGAGAACCAACATGGAATAAGTATTGGAAAGATTTATGCTGTAATGGACAAAAAAAGATGCTTTATTACAGAGAACCTGAAACAACAAAAATTATTAGTATTTCTGAATTTTGTATAGATGAATTTACAAGAATTTATGGATCAGTATATACAAAATTTAATATACAAAAAATATTACATACTAGCGAATTAGATGAATTACTATTTAAAAAAAATTTTAATAATAAAGCTTATATATTAGGAAATTGGAAAGGTGTAAATAAAGGAGAAATTATAGTTAATAAACTTAAAAAAATATGCAAAGCTTATAATTTTAATAAATTAAGTATTTGTATTGATAATAGAGGGATTGATGATTTTAACAAAAGAAAACAAAATATTTATATAGAAAATGATATATTTTTGAACTTATCATTATGTGAAGGATTTTCATATTCTGCATTAGATGCTCTTTTATGTGGTTTATTAGTAATATCAACAGATGTAGGTGTTTTTTACAAAGATATACCGGATGATTGCTTTGTTAAAATAGAGTCGGATAAAATAAATGATATAAATTATGTAATATCAAAGATTGATTATGGTTGGAAAAATAAAGAAGAAATAAGTAAAAAGGGGAGAGAATGGTATATGAAGAATTGTCGTTTTGTTAACTGGAAAAGAAAAATGAATCATATTATAAATGATAAAGTTACAGATAATACATTAAACAATTAAAAAGTATCCTGAATAAAACCATTACATCGAACTCTTGAAAAATTAAATAAAACTTTATGACATTTTATTTTATGTATTTCAATAAGTATATACCCTATTAACGTTTCAGAGTGTAATGGTTGTTTTTTACTAAACTCCAATAATCTATCGAAGACTTCGCCATATTTTTTATATGTTTTTTTATTTGTAATAGCAAATCTATCATTTATTTTATATATACCAAACAAATGAAAATTTGGTATGACAATAGAATTGTCTGTAACAAGTTTAAGATACTCTATATTAAGAGGTTGTGTATACATACAATCTGGTCTCATAAAAAATATATAATCATATTCTTTACTATTTTTTTCAATCATATTTGTTACTTCTTTTTTGGAATAACTCCCTAATATAAAATTGTTTACTGAATCATAACCTGTATTCCATGGGTCTTTTTGTGTATAGTACAATGATAAATTTATTTTTTTTTTAATTTCTTTTTGAATATCTTGTTTATAATAGGTAGGTTTTAATAATTTATATTCTTCGTTATTTATTTCAGATAAGTTTTTTATTTCTTCTTTTGTTCTAATATTTTTATAGGATGATAAGAAATATGTATGTACATATATATCATATTCAATATTATTTGATATAAGAATATTAAAAATATTTTCTTCAATAGATTTTATTGTATATTTTAGACTTCTAGTTATCCCAAAAAAACCAATTGCTATTTTCATATTCTATACTATATCACTATACACATATTTTTTCTATAATATTTCTCATTTTTTCTTTATAATTTTCATTATTATATTCTTTTGAAATTTTAGGAGCATTAATATATGTATTATATAATGTCTCGTCGGTATATAATTTTTTTATAATATTTATACTTTTATCTATATTCTTATTTTCAATATGTACAAAAGAGTTTTTATTACAATAAGATTCAATAATAGGAGATCCAGAATATATTGGTATAGATTTTGAAAAAAATACATTACATATTTTTTCTGTAACATACCCATTACAATAAGAATTTTCCACACATAATATAAACTTATATTTATTAAAAACTTCTAGTAGTTCAATAGAATTAAAACAAGATTTTTTTAAAATTTTATTATTATATAATGCTATATTATCTACTTTATCAATTGTTTCTAGTTTTTTTACAAATTCATTAATAAGTGGATTAATATTACTTTTATTAATCATTAAACAGAATTTCTTATTGGAAAAAGATGTTTGTAATGTAGGATAATTATAATAATAAGAATATTTTTTTTGTAAATAATCCAAACGAAAATATACACAAGGGATTGCTATATACGAAGATGTTTCTTGTATTTTATCAATATGATTATATACATATATATGAACTCTATTATCACCATATTCACCAAATGTATTAAAATGTGTATAATGTCTAAATCTTGTATTTGAAAGATTTTCAATACATATCATAATATGTACTTTACTATTTTTATATAGAATATGGTCTATATTAGTAGAATATACACTTGTTACAAATATATCTGTTTCTTTTTTAATATTTGATACAATTTCTATATTATAATTATCAAAGAAATATTCTATAAATTGTTCTTTATTAATCATAGCATAATAATCTTTTCCAAATTTTGTAAAACATGTTGTTGGCAATAGTTGTAGTGTAATTTGTTTCATATTGTATGATATATATATTATATAATTATTTATATATAATATTATATTATCATAAAAATACCAATTTTTATTATTGTTCATAAAATAACAAGATAATATAAGGAACTTATTTCATAAAAAATGTATCAGAACATATATTTTTATCATCAATAAACAAATCATATACAGGTTTTCCCATTCGTAGTTCATGAAACTTACACCCCCATTCTTGTAATTGTTTGTATGTTGTATGAAACCAGGGTATACCTGTTTTCGTACCTCTTGCTGTCCAATATACAATTGTATCTCCTTTATCATATAAAGAATTAATTTTTTCAATTCTTTCTTTGTATGGAAATGCTTTTGAATAATCTAGTGTAGTATCTTTTCTATAACAAATAGTATCGTCTATATCTACAAAAATAATCATATTATATAAAAAATATAGTATTATTATTTTATATAATACTTTATGAAAATACTTTGTATAATACCAGCACGTTCTGGATCCAAGAGTTTGCCACATAAAAATATTAAAAATTTTCATGGAAAACCTTTATTAGCTTGGTCTATTGAACAAGCAAAAAAAAGTAAATATACAATAAGAATAATTGTATCAACTGATTGTGAAAAATATGCAAAAATAGCAAAAGAATATGGTGCAGAAACACCATTTTTGAGGCCTAAAAAAATATCCGAAGACAATTCGACAGATTATGAATGTATAAAACATTGTGTAGAATGGTTATATAAGAATGAAAATTATCAATCTGATATTATTATACATTTGCGACCTACACAACCTTGTAGAAAAGTAGAGGATATTGACAATTGTTTAGATATTTTTATAAAAAATATAGATAATTATGATAGTTTGCGGTCAGTTGTTGAATTTGAAAAATCACCTTATAAAATGTATTCTATTAATACAATACATAATCATTTAAAACCATTATTCCATAATATAAATACTATACAAGAACCTTATAATCAATGTAGACAAGTTTTGCCAAAAACATATTTACATAATGGTTATATAGATATACTTAAATCAAGTATTTTAGAAAATGGAACAATAAGTGGAAATACGATATACCCATATATAATGAATAAAGATGATATTATTGATATTGATACAAAAGAAGATTGGGTTAAAGCAAATAATAAAAATAATTAATGAATATATAATGAATAAATCAATATTTAAAGACAAGAAAATTCTATTTTATGGACCTGCTAATACATGTGATAAAAAATCATTAAATATCTTAAATTTTGACTATATAATTATTACTAATAATATGTTAGATATATTTTTTAATAAATATAATGGTAATTTATCTTGTAAAATAATTCATTTAGCGAATCAGTTATTTTGTTTAAACTATAGAGATACTATCAAAAGATATGCTGATAAGATTGATATTATATTAACCGTAGCAAAAAAGAGTTATGAACATTTAAAAAAAAATATTAACAACATTGATATTTTTTTAATGTCCGATATTCGTGAAATAAAAGGAACACCTTTGGGTTTATCAAGAATACTTAAACTATTAGAAAATCAGGAGTTTAAAGAGTTATATATTTCAGGTGTAACATTTTACAATGGAGATAAAATTACAGATTGCTATGAAGATAACTATATAACAAAAGAAGGTAAGATATATAATATTTTTAATAAGGATAAAGGAGTTCATAATATTCCCTCTAATAAAAGATACACAAGAATGGTATGCGATTCTAATAAAAATATAAAAATGTGTAAAGAATTACACGATATTTTGTATAGATAACAATATTTATATTTTTTGAAGAATAATAGGATACTGCTTAAATTGCTTTTTACCGGGATTTAAATCAAACTTTCCTATAATTTTAAAGTTGTTATTCCTAAGAAATTCATCTAATGCCTTTTTTGTTCCTCCATTTCCACCAGTAGGAAAATCATCCACTACTAATATTCCATTTTTTTTAAGGTATTTTGTATAGGTGTTCAAGTCATTTAATAAGGGTTTATAATTATGATCAGCATCAATAAATAATAAATCAATATCTATATCAGTCTTTTTTAATTTATCTTTATAAGATTCAATAAATTGTTGTAATGTATTATCACTATTTGTATTACCTTTAATTAACATAATTTCACTATTCTTATTATTTTTTTGAATATTGTTTAAACTTCTATTTAGAGATAAATGATCTCTATCATAATTTTTAATATAACTTTCATTAAATAGGTCAATTCCAAAACAATATTTCTGAGTATCAAAGTTTACAACATATGACATTGATGCTCCATTATGAACGCCTAATTCAAGATACGTATTTATAGGTATAAATTTTTGTATAATATGAAGACAAATTACTTTGTGATGACAAAAACGGTCACCAGAACTAGATTTAATATTATTTGTTAAATTAATATAATAATCCTTATTATTGTTATATTAATTAATTGTATAATTTGTGTTAATATATAATGTATACTAAAATATTTATTTTATACATTCAACGTATATAGAACAATTAGGTCTATTATTAAACATATTATTATTTTTGCATATAGGGCTAGAAGATTCTGTAAAATTAAGCTCCTTTATATTTTTAAACATACATTTATTTAATAATTGAATTAAATATTTTTTCTCAATGATATTAACATGTCCATAATAATCAGCGTTCTTTGGTATTTTGGTAAGCATTAATTTACGAATATTTTCAGGTTCACTATTCATTATTAGATTTATATCATTTTTATCTAATTTAGGCCCCATTGATACATTATTGATTCTATAGCTTATATTAAAACGTGAAAACCTATCTATTATATTATTACTTGTTCCTGTTCCCACTTCATGATTAATTTTTTTAAAAAAATCAAAATTATTATTTTTTAATTCATTTATTGATTTAAGAAAATCAGGGACAATAATTCTAAATAAACCACCCGGTTTAAGTATCCTATAAATATTTTGTATTATATTTTCTAGATATTCTTCCCTTATATGTTCTAAAGTATGTGAAGAATATACAATATCAAATGTTTCATCTTCGATAGGTAATTTATTCATCGTATTTAAATTAAACTCTATATCAGATTTATTATTAGATTTAGTTTTATCTACAGGATAATTAATTGTAGTAAGTTCAACATTATTAATATGTTTTTTCCAACTATTACTATCACATAAATTTAAAATTTTTGACATTTTATTATATATATATAACATATATTTTTTAAATTAAAAAATTAATAAACACCGAGTTATAAAACTGGGTCAAATGTCCCTACAAGGACTAATCTTTCTCTACCTTCTTTTTGTGGCATACCTCTATGAGCACCTGATACACAAGCAATTAACATATCATTTTGTTTTGGACTAAAAATAATATAATTTTTTTTATCTTCCTGATTTAAGGGTTCGTAAATATCATATTTTCTATGATAATTTTTCCCTATTTTTTTATGAGAACCTTTAATGAATGAAAATGGTCCATCGTGAACATCATTTATATCTGTTAAATAAAGAAAGTACTTAATTCTTGATGGATAATCTCCTGAATCAGCGTGAATTCCTCTAGTAGATGTAACTGATTTATTTAAATAAACATTATTGTTTATGAATTCATATTTAATTTTAAAAGAATCTTCTAATATCTGTTTAATATTTTTATTTATTTCATTAATTATTGCATTAGATTTATCATCAATAGATTTATCAATATGCCATATGTCTAATAGCCCTTCATCACCATCCCTTGACTTACAACGTCTATTAAATATTGTTTTATTAGAAACCCTAAGTGTATTAAAATTATTGTTTAAATTAACATTAATTTTTTCAATATCTGTTTTATTAATAACGTCTAAAATAGATGTTTTGAGATATTCGAAATCTTTAATATTCAGAAAATTTTTATATTCAGTAAATCCGTTATCTTCTAAAAATTCATTCATTATATATATATATATATATATATATATAAATTAATAAATAATATTACTTTTCTTATTAATTACTTCTTCCTTAAACTGTCACGCTTTGAACTCTCTCCAGCAAACAATCTTCGTGTACCAGGTTCATATTGTGTTGCTTTTTCAATATCACGAATTCCTTTTACTAATTTGATTAATCCACTTGGTTCTATACTACTGGATTGATCACTTCCCCACATATTTCTGTCTAATGTTACATGTCTTTCAACCCAAGTAGCACCCATTGCTACAGCAGCAAAACTTGTAACTAATCCATATTCATGACCACTATAACCAATTTCTGCTGATGCTCCCCATTTTTCTTTCATATGTTCAATATAACGAAGATTTAAATCTTCTACAGGACAAGGGTATGTAGAATTAGTATGCATAATAACATCTGGTTTTGATGCTTCTACAGCTTTTTCTATTTCTTTTTCTGTGCTCATACCTGTGCTAATAATGACATAGTCAAATAATTCTCTTGTTTTTTTACATAGTTCATAATCTGTGATAGATGCACTTCCCAATTTAGCAATTCTTGTATATTTAGACATCAATTTAGCACTATCAACATCCCATACACTTGCAAAGAATTCTATTCCAATTTTTCGAGAATAATCACATAATTCTTTAATTTGTTCTTCAGAAAATTCTAATTGATATTTGTATTCCAAGTAACTCATTTCACCCCAAGGTGTTTGTTTTCTTTTACTTTTTTGATGTTCTGGGACACATATATCAGGGTTTCTTTTTTGAATTTTTACATAATTTGCACCAGCAACCTTTGATAACATAATTAATTCTTTGCATTTTTCTATTGAACCATTATGATTAATACCAATTTCTGAAATTATATGAACCATTATTATATACTATTATTATATACTATTATGAATTATTATTTTATAGCAAATAATCCGAATAATAAAACTTTTATGGAAAAAACAATATTTACAAATAAAGATATTGTGGTAGTGTTTAATCATAATATGTATAAAAATTATAAGTCATTCAAAAATGCTACAGAAAAAATACATTTTTATAGGTCAGGAGGACCTAATGGTTATTGGGGGAAAGATATTATACAAAAATGCGAATGTACAAAATATCTTATTAATCATAATAAAAATGATTCTGATTTTAATAAAAAAAACATTATAGTAAAAGATACTAAAATGTTACAAGAACATAATTATAAAAAAGAAAAAAAGTCTCCACAATCTGGATCAATGGCGTTTCATTATTTAGAAAATAATACAGATATATGTAATCCTAAAAATAAAATATATTTAGTTGGATTTACAAGTGTATATAGAAGAGGTCTTTGGAGTGGTCATTCTAAAAAATTAGAAGATGCTTATTGGGATTATATAATAAAAAAATATAATAATATATATAGAATATAATGAAAATTATTACAAATAGTTTATTAGAATATGTTATAAAAGATTTTATTTCTTATAAAAAGTGTATTATATTTGGAAAAGGACCAACTTTTACAATTCTGGATAAAAAAAATTATACAGATACAGCATTTATATGTATTAATGAAACAATAAATTATATTGATAATTGTGATTTACTTGTATGTAATGATATTGAAAGTATTGAAAGAATTGATAAAAAAAGGTTACATAATTGTAAAAATATACTAATACCTTATTATATTCATAAAAACAGTATATCTCATAAAAATATAGATTATA